CTCCGATATACTCATAACACCCAGCTAGACGCCTTTGCCATTGAATACTATCTAAAGTGTCTACAGTAACCTTTGAATTCTCCATTATATGAATAAACTCAAAATCATTTATCATGTAACCCACATGTTTAATAACACCGTTTATTTTAAACACGGCTAAAGTATTAGCTGTAGGTTGTACCTTTTTCCATAATTTTTTATTATCTTTAACTGAAAACAATACACTATAAGACTCTTCGCTGTGAGTACTATGATTTATATTAGGTATAAGTACACCTAAGTCTTTACCTACTAGTGTACACAGATTAGCACAATCAAGCCCATCAGTTATAGAAGTACCTTGAAATTTATAAGGAATACCTAGGTACTTCATAATTACTGTGTTAATTTGTTTACTAATCATCTAAAAATTCCTCTAGTTTCTATACCATTAAAGGCTAAAAATGGTAAGCCTATATTCTGTCCTATAGAGTTAACCCTATTTTCACTAAAACGCTCTAAACAATTATTTAGTGTTTTCTTACAGAAGGTATAAGATGTATTCTTACCTTGTGTAGCGTAAGGACACCCTTCACCATCGTTAAATGTTCTTTGACAGAACCCTCCAGCGTATTGCTGCCTAGGGAATTGTACTAACATCGGATTACGAACCCCTAAATTAACTGTTAAAAACTCATTATCAGCTGTTAAATCTAGTGATTGGAACTTATGCTCAATCTCGGCTACTTGGTCTTCTAAATCAGTACCGTTTAACTGGCTAATATGCGCTAATGATATGATTACTTCCCACCCAGAGCCAAACGTTGCGTCTTGCTCTATATACGCTTGAATTTGTCTATCTACATTAGATACTTTAATAGCTAACGTAGGAAGTGAGCCTTTAGAGGCTTCTGGGATACTATCTATCTCAAAAGGGAAGGCTACGTACTCTTCACCTTTAAATGTTATGTTTTCAGTATTTCGGACTAACCTTAGTGTCAATGTTTTAGCTACGTTTGTCATAGTTAAAAATAATAACCAAGGCTGGTCTTGCGATATTTTATTCTTTTCCTCAATTAAAGGTTGGATTAATGGTATTGTCATATTACACCTCGCTTAACGTAAATGCGTCTACTGTATAGTAGTTATTTAAATTAGCATCTTGTTCATACTGTATCGCCTCTTTGAACCTAACAGTAAACTGCTTAGGGTTATTAAAAGCATCTTTTTTAGTAGGATGGTTCCATACGAAAGGAGTAACTGTTCTAACAGCCTCCCATAACGCTAAAAGTTCATCCATCTCTTCTTGTGTGATAACTGTATTAGGAGTTACTGTAAACTCTTTTCTAATCTTTGTATAAGGTATTCTTGTTTTAACTAAACCATTAGCAGATTCCGATTTTATAGCTGTATCTAACTCTGTTTCTTTTACTTTTTTAATCTGAAATATATCAAAATTAGCCATTATCTTCCTCCTTTTAATAAGCTTCTCATTCTAGGGTCTGTCATTGATGCTTTAAGCACAATGTTAACTACCTTCTCATAATCACCTTTATCATTAGTTTGAGTCATTTGTTGAATCATATCTGCTGATATAGCTTGACCTGTTTGATTCTCTATGTTAATCTTAACTGGTACATTGACTTGCGAACCTTGATTTGGTGTTGTACCTGTCTTATTGATATAGTCTAATGTTCCTTTAGTACCTTCGTTTACACTAGACTTGCGAGTTATAAACTCACCACCCATAGCGAACATTTGAGTACCATCTACATTTCCTAGATAAATATCATCTCTTATACCAGTACCTCCGCTAAGCACTCCACCTGTAGCATATCCTTTAGTAGGAATCATACCACCGTTATTATATTTTATAGCTCCACTGGCTACAGATGGGTTATTTGTAGTCCAACTACCAGAAGATGCTGCGGCAGTAAACATACTACCTATACCTCCAGTAATTCCTGAAACTAACTGTTTTACTACTAACTGTTCAAGTAATTGTTTATAAACACTTGAAAGCACGCTAGACGCAAGTTTATGCCAGTCTGCCCAACCTTCTGAAGTTACGTCAAAGAAATCCATCATACCAGATTCTAAAGTAGTTATACCAGCTTTCATAGCATTGTAACCGGCAGTTTCTTGGTCGTCTATCTGTCTTTGATACTCAGCAGTAAATGTATAAATATCCTTTTTCTTTCGTGACAATGTTTCTAGTAAAGCTATTTGTTTATTAATAGCATCCGCGTCGTTTTGATTAATCTTACCAGATAATAAGTCTTGTTGAACTTTTAGCTTTAATTTTTCAATCTCATTCAAACGCTCGTCTTTAACTAACCCTAATCTGTACTCTTGAGCAGCTATACTAGAGTCTAAACTATCTTTGTAGTCAGCCATTAAGTTTACTCTAGTAATCTCTTCTTCTTTAGCTTTAGTAATAAAAGTAAGAGAAGTTTTAGCGTAAGCTGTTAAGGCTTGTTCATACTCTAATCTGTTTTTATCTTCTAACCCAGTACCTACTGATAATCTGTATTGTTCATAAGCTAGCGCTAGAAGCTCAGTATTAACTCTAAACTTAGACTCAGCGTTAGACAGTGAATCTTTTTCGCTATCTAGTATTTGGTCAAATATTTCTTTACTAGCCGTCTGTGCTGAAGCTATTTTCTCTTCTAGTTGTACTTTAGCTTCGGCTCTACGTTGAGCAGTCTCTTCAGCTTTCCGTTTCGCTTCTTCTGATTTAGCTAACTGTCTCGATTCAGTCTCAGAAGCTTTAGCTATCTGGTTTCTGTAATTAAGAATACCTTGAACATCACTTAATGAGTCTTTATTTATTTTCTTAATCTCGTTTAAGCTATTAGCTTCACGTACAAGACTCTCCGTTATAAGTTTAGAATCTAGGGACTTAAGTTCATCTAACCGTTTATTTATAGTAGCTTCAAGCTTAAGCGGGTCATTCATAGTACTATCTGTTACTAAAGCCTTTACTCTTTCATGTGCATCCGTGTACTTGTCAAGAGCAGTTATTTGATTCTTTATTTGAGTCACACGCCCTGTTTTGTTAGCCTCTACGTAGCTATACATTTGCTTTTCTTGTTCAGCTACGTCTGCTCCAGAGTCTTTTAATGCTCTAATTAAGCTAATTTGCTCATTTAGAGAGGCTCTTTGGATATTAGATAGATTCCCTTGCTTAGTTGTTTCTGTTTCAGTAGTAGTAACTAAGTCTTTCTTTAAAGCTAAGTATTCTTTTTGAATAGCTAGTGCCGATTCTAAAGCCTTATCATCTATACTAGAGTCTTTACCAAAACCATCTATAACTTTTTGTTGCGCTTCTAATATAGCATCATATGATTTTATAGTTTCAGTTGTATCCACTTTAATAGGTTTACCTAATAACTGTTTAACTTTAACATCACGCTCAATCCGTTTTTTAGCAAAGTATTCTTCGTACTCTGCAAGTACTTTAGCATCTACTATTCTACCTTTATTATCCTTCTCGCCTAGCTCTCTCATTTTTCTGTATCTAAGGATATTAGCATCATCTTCATCTTGAGCTATCTTTAATCCTTTTAAAGCTGCTCTTTCTCTATCACCAGTCATAATATCAAATATTCTTGAAACTTGTGTCAAGTCATTTGATAGACCTTGTAGGCCTTTAGCTGAAATATTAGCTAATGAGTTCCACATACTTTGGAATGTAACTAAGTACGAGTCAAGAATCTTAGCTGTACTGTCTAGCTGACCTTCCATACCTGTCTGTAAATCTCTAACAAACTTATCTATGTTACTTGAGTTATTTCTCATTAGTTGTAATGAGTTTGCTGCAAGAATATCCATCTGACCTGTTAGATTCGTGAATTCAGACTTATCAACAGAGTGCAACATTTTCACAAAACCGAGTAAAGCTTCATTAGACGCTTTACCACCTTTTTGTAAGTCAGCTAAAAGATTAGCTTGGTTAACTCCAATATTTCTAAAGAATCCTGTAACAGCCGCTGAGTCATCTGTTAGTAATGTAGTAAATCTTCTTATCTGTGTACCAATTGTACTAGCATTTACCCCTGCATTACTAAATGCAGCTGCTAAACCACCTACAGCATCTTCAGTTAAACCAACATCTTTAGCAGCTGCTAAAGCATAGTTAGAGAATGTACCGATGTCCTGAGTACTTAATCTAGAAACGTTGGCTACATATGCTAACTTATCTCCAAGAGTTTCAATACTTGTTGTATTACCAAACACCTGTTGGTATGATATAATAGCACTAGTAGACTGTTCGAATGTGTCCCCAGTAAGCCTAGCCATAGCTAAAGTTACCTCTGTAGCGGCTACAATGTCCTTTGTTTTAACACCAGCTCTACCTAAAGCTAAAGCTACTTGTTCAATATCTGTAGCAACACCCCCATAAGTCTCTCCAAGCTTTCTAACACTCGCATCTAGCTCCATGGCTTTAGGGATATTTAAATCTAGTACTGCCGCCATAGTTCTCATATTTAGCTCAGACTCTAATGCCGCTTGTCCTAGATTAAATATAGCCCCAGCTACAGTTGCTATACCAACACCTGCAGCAGCATATTGTGCTGTTGTCACAAACTTATGACCAAAAGTTGTGCTATACCCTGAATTTGGTAAAGCACCCTTCCATGATTTAGCTCGCTGTCTTTCTTCTTCTTTAAGCCCTTTTATCTTTTCCTGTACAGTCTTCTTATGTAAAGTTATCTCGTCCTGCTGTATTTGCTTATTAAAGTTAGCACCCCACTGCTTAAACTTAATTGAGTCTTCTTCAAACTTTTTACTATCAGTAGCTAACTGGTTTAAGTTTTTAACTTTACTGCCATGTAATTTATAGTCCGATTGTAGTTCTTGAGCGAATGCCTGTTGTTTTATTTTACTTAGTTGAGTTAGTTTATTTGTTTCTAGACTTAACTCAGCTTGTAACATTTTTATCTTTTGCTCTGCAGCGTTAATTTGGCTTTTTTGTTGATTAATACCATTAGAATTAGCTTTAGCTATATTCTTTTGCATGATACTTATTTGATTATCTAAGTCTTTCACATGTTTTGTTACTGTATCTATGTTAGAGTCAATCTCTAACATTACGTCAATTTGGTTTTCTTTGTTTACCATAACTATCCTTAAGATTGATTTTGTAATGCCCGTAATTCATTAAGTCTAGCTTTGTAACGCTGTGATACTAAAACAAACCAAGCGCTTTGCTCTTCTATTCCACCGCTTAACGGTAGTGTATTCATTGATAAAAAGTTGTTTGATTGTATTATTTGATTAACTATATAAGTATCCATACTTGCAATAGGGCACCTTGTATAAGTAGTGTCACCTACTCTTAGTTTGAATTTAGCAGTTGGTTCAGCATCTAGTAACGGGCAGTTTCTAGCAGCTTGTAGGCCTGGAATTGATTTGCACTTATCACAAGAGTACGTAGGCTCTTGTAGTTTTGGTTCAGTTACTAAATAAATAAGCTTTTGTATATTTCCAAGTTGCTCTGACGTTAATGAACTTAGTTGGTACAGTTTGTATTCTAAGTAATTCCTATCTTCGCTAGATAGAGCTTGTAGTACTTCTTTAGTATTACTAAAACCAATTATTCCTTTTACTTCAACTATACTATCTTCTAAACTATCATACGGAGTATACTTTTCAACTCCATCTAGTTTATCTTTTATATAATAATACTCATTAAGCCCATAAACCTTAGAGTAAGATAAAGGCTTAATTAGAAATTTTACATCCTTATCAGACTCTAACGATACCCATAAAGGGTATCTAAGCAACGTTGGATGCCCATATTTCATTATTTATCCGCGAATACACTAATATTTTTAGGATTCTCAGATACAGATAAAATAACAGTACCAATCTCTTCTATCATTTGATACGGAATCATATTTAATGAGTTACTATCTATAGTTCCTGTAAGTGATTTGCTCATAGGAATATTTTTACCTGATGAGTCTTCCATATTTTCCCAGTCAGTAATACCTTTGTAGCATGACTGAATAAAGTACATACCATAATTACTTTTAACCTCAGTAGCAGTTCTAGTTACTAATACGTCTTGTAGTTGCGCAACTTCTTCAACTGATAACACTTTTAATTTAACTCTAAACGGTTTTTCAATACCTTCTTCTTTTTGGCTTTGAGGTGTGTAAAAATATCCATCTAACTTTGGGCTATATACTAGCATTGTAATCCTTTTAATAAAATATTTATAATACCTACGATATAAGCATTAAAAATACTTTGAGGGCGAACCCTCAAGTACTACTCAAACCAAATTGAGAAAGCGTCTTCGATACCGTTTACACAAGTACCAGAACTTAACATTTGTAGTTCAACATTATCTTTATAAATTGAACTATCAACTGATTTAGACACGTTTTTAAGCGCAACTTTTGGAGCGTATCCTCCAAATTTTTTACCTAAACTTGTGCTAGTGCTAAATACTAGTTCACCGAATGTTCTATCTTTGTATTTATTAAATAAGTCTAAACCGTCATAGTCAACCATAAATGAACCACCTACAGTATTTTTACCTGTAACAATCTTTTTATTAATACCTTGGCTTGTTAAAGTTTCTGAGTCATAAATCTCATTTTCTACATTAACTGTAAGCTCGTTAATATCATATTCAACCTCACCATAAATAAACTTAATATTTTTAGCAATATGTGGTTTTAAATCAAAACAGATACTATTTGAAGCACCAGTTGTACTTGCTGAGAAACCAGCCCCACCTACTGAAAAAGATGCTTTAAGGATATCCGCTAAAGGAAACTCTATACTCATTGAGTTAGCAACAACACCTAAGTATTTATACTTAATATTAGAAGCATCTGATGATAAAAGCTCTTCTACGTTAAACGAAACTGTAGGTGTGCTTGGTGTAGCCAGTCTATATGATAATAAACCAGTAATAGCTGTAACATCACCTGTAGTTAAGTCTGGTACAATAGATAACATATCAGCCATTATACCAGTAACTGTAACGTACTCAGTACCACCAACAGTAGTAACTTTTAAACCTTGTCCAACTTGGTAATCAACACCAGCACCAGAATCCACTGTAATAGTAGAAGTTCCTGTACTTGGTAGTGCTAAAGTTAATGATGCTACTGGAGCAATTCTAACACCCATAGCAGACTCATATAGTATATCACCATTTAACTTACCAGAGCCATCAGTTGATGTTACCTCAACTGCTAGTGTACCTGATGATGTTTCTTTCCCCAGTAAAGATTCAGCTTTAACTAAACTGTTCTTTACAACTGCTCTTTCAATCTCATCAATATTACCGTCCATTGACGGGTCAATTAATTCTACAATGTCAGTAGGGTTTACAAGAGTTTCAGAATTACCGTAAGTAGTCTCTTTCTTAATTCCCCATTGTGTAGCTTTATCTAAAAATGCCATTTAATCTCCTTAAATTTAACATGAGCTACGTAGCGTAAACTCAAACTGTATAATCATTTCCCTTTTCGGGAAGTTCTCATATCTATCATAAGCTAGTAGTCCAAATCTTAGTATCGTCAAGCATATACTTTATAATGTCACACTCAACTTGTACCCAGTCTAACGGATTTGTATTACTAGTATTAACCAGTAAACTAACAGGAAATACTTCGTTGTATCCTGCCTTACATTTAGTATTAGTTCTATTCTCAAAAACAGTAACCTCAGGCATTATATAAACAGCATTAAACTTCTGCTCTGATGTAATAGGGTCTGGCTTACCATG